GCTGGCTGGGACAATGAAATGCTGACCATCGAGCTTAACGAATTACTGGCAGATGGTTTTGCATTGGAAATATTAGGCTTTGACCCAAAGGAACTAGACGCATTGCTTGAACCTGAAGTGGTTGAGGGCTTAACGGACGAGGACGCTGTGCCTGACGTGCCTGATGAGCCAACCACTAAGTTGGGCGACATTTACCAGTTGGGTAACCATCGTTTAATGTGTGGCGACAGCACCAGCGTTGACGCAGTGCAAGAATTGTTGTTGGGTCAACGTGCTGATATGGTGTTTACTGATCCTCCCTATAACGTGGCATTCAATGGCAGAAGCGGCAAATTTGATGTAATTAAAAATGATGATTTGCCAGAAGATCAATTTGCAGAATTCATAAAAGATTGGCTGCAAACCTTTGAGGCATTTAGACCAAACAGCTATTACATTTGCTGCAATTGGGCGTTTTATGGCATCTTACAAACCGCATTGAAACCAAAAGCCTGTATTGTTTGGGCAAAGAATGTGTTTGGTTTAGGGCGTGGGTACAGGCATCAGCATGAATTTATTGTGTTTGATGGCTTAATTGACCCAAGCATAAAGAACGAATCTGATTTGTGGAACATTGCCAAAGACACCAAATATGTTCACCCAACCCAAAAGCCAGTTGCAATAAGTGAACGTGCAATTAAAAACAGCACAAAGGCCAACAACATTGTGTTGGATTATTTTGGTGGAAGCGGTAGCACAATGATTGCTTGCGAAAAGACAAACCGCCACGCACGGCTGATGGAGTTAGACCCCAAGTATTGCGATGTGATTGTTAAGCGATGGGAAGATTTCACTGGCAAAAAGGCCGTATTGTTGACAGAACTAACCGAAACTGTTTAAATATTAACCAGTTCCCCTTTATAAAAGATGCCACTAATTCCACAAGAGCCGCACGAACCAACGGCAGAAACCCGCAAACTGGTTGAATCCAGCAGTGGGTTAGGCTTGCCGCATGAATCCATAGCGGTGCTGGTGGGCATTGATGACAAGACTTTGCGTAAGTATTACCGCCATGAACTGGATATGGGCAAGGCTAAAGCCAACGGGCAGATTGCTAAAACCTTGTACAGTAAAGCGGTGGCAGGCGACACGACCAGCTTGATTTGGTGGACAAAAAGCCAAATGCGTTGGTCTGAAACTGTACGGAACGAAATGACGGGCGCTGATGGCAAAGAGTTAACTGGCATCCAAGTTACATTTGTAAAGCCAAATGAGTGATGTTGACCGCGCTATTGCCAACGCTGAGTTTCCTATCAAGCTGCAAGGCTTGTTCAAGCCATCACGCTATAAGGTAGCCTACGGTGGACGGGGTGGCGCTAAGTCATGGGGCATTGCTAGGGCATTACTGATCAAAGGCGCTAAAGACCCGCTACGCATCCTTTGTGCGCGGGAATTCCAGACCAGCATCAAGGATTCGGTACATAAACTACTGTGCGACCAGATCGAATCCCTTGGCCTGCTGGGTTTCTATGAAATCACCCAAAACAGCATCAGGGGCAAGAACGGCACAGAATTCGCCTTTGCTGGCCTAAAGAACAACATTGCCAACATTAAATCCTATGAGGGTGTGGACATTTGCTGGGTGGAAGAAGCCCAGACCACTAGCCGCCTTAGTTGGAATGTCTTGATCCCTACCATCCGAAAGCAGGGCAGCGAGATATGGATTTCATTTAACCCAGAACTGGAAACAGACGAAACCTATCAGCGGTTTGTGTTGAAGCCGCCTGAAGACTGCATCCAGATCAAGATTAATTGGTCGGACAACCCTTGGTTTCCTGAAACCCTAAAGCTGGAAAAGGATGCATTAAAGAACCGTGACCAAGAAGCCTATAACCAAGTCTGGGAGGGCTTATGTCGCCAATCAGTCGATGGGGCTATCTTTGCCAAGGAACTTCAGCAAGCAGAAATTGAGGGCAGGCTAACCCGTGTGGCCTATGACGCAACAAAGCCCGTTCACGCCATCTTTGACCTTGGTTGGTCTGATAGCACATCAATCTGGTTTTTGCAGTTTGTGGGCATGGAAACCCGCCTTATTCGGTACATTGAAGATAGTCAGAAAACCATGTCACATTATTTGGCAACCATGCAGACATTTGGTTATGTATACGACACGGTTTGGCTGCCCCATGATGCTGAGAACCAGACACTAGCAGCGGCTGGGCGTTCCATTGATGACATTGTGAGGGCAGCAGGCTACAAGACGCGGATTCTGCCCAAAGTGCCTATTCTGGATTCAATCAACGCAGCCAGAACAATATTCCCAAGCTGCTGGTTTGACCGTGAACACGCAGCGGAGGGCATTAACTGCCTGCGCCACTACCGATATGAAGTTGATCCAGACACAGGGCAATTCAGCCGCAACCCATTGCACGACCATTATTCGCACGGGGCAGACGCATTCCGCTACATTGCCCTGATGATTCAAGACACACCAAAGCGCAAGCCAAAGGCACAGGTTGCAATGGCTGGCGGTTGGATGGGATAATTCCCAAAAGGGGCAAATATGGCATACCAAGACGCAGCAGGCAAAGACGACAGAATTAATAAAGCCATTGAATTTTGGCGGCTGGTCAATGACGCAGACTCCACAAACCGTGCCGAAGCATTGCAAGACATTAAGTTTGCTGCTGGCGACCAATGGCCTGTTGAGATTCAAAACAGCAGAAACGTGGAAGCACGACCCTGCTTGACCATCAACAAGATTGATGCCTATGTGCGACAGGTAACCAACCAGCAGCGGATGCAACGCCCACGCATCAAAGTGCATCCTGTGAATAACTTGGCCGATTACAAGATTGCCCAAGTCATTGAGGGCATGACCCGCCATATCGAAGTCAATTCAAACGCTGATACTGCTTACGATACCGCCTTTGATTATGCTGTGCGGATGGGCTGGGGCTACTGGCGCATCAATACCCGCTATGTCAGTGAAGATTCATTCGACCAAGAAATCTACATCGACACGATTGACAACCCGTTCACCGTGTACTTTGACCCCAATTCAATATTGCCTGATGGGTCAGACGCTGAACGTTGCCTGATTACCACGGTGCTAGATAAAAAGGTTTTTAAGGACTATTACCCGGGCGCTGATGATGGTGCAAACTTCACCCAGCGTTCCACGGGTGACGATACTGCAAGTTGGATCACCAAAGAAGACATTCGCATAGCTGAATTCTTTTATATTGAACGCGAACGTGCCAAACTGTATTTGCTGAGTGATGGCACACGCCAATTTGCTGATTCGGACAGATTCTTTGAACGTGTTGAAGCCGCTGGCTTGACCGTGGTTGATGAACGTGACAGCTTCCGCAAGGCAGTTAAGTGGGTCAAGATGACCGCCTTAGAAATCTTGGAAGAAAAGACATGGGCAGGCAAGTACATCCCTGTTGTGCCTTGCTATGGCGCACAGGTTATCGTTGACGATAAGCGCAAGAAATACGGATTGGTCAGGTTTGCCAAAGACCCGCAGCGTATGTACAACTTCTGGCGCACCAGCATGACCGAATCGGTTGCCCTTGCACCAAAGGCTAAATGGCTGCTGGCAGAGGGTCAAGATGAGGGACACGAAAACGAATGGGCGCTGGCTAACATTAAATCTAGCCCCGTCTTGCGGTACAAGCAGAAAGACATTGAGGGGCAACCAGCCCCAGTGCCAACTAGACTGCAACCAGAACCACCACCACAAGGCATCATGGAAGCTGCGGCAGCTATTTCTTCCGACTTGCAGATGGTGTTGGGCATACTTGACCCCAACCAATTACCAAGTGGCAACATATCAGGGAAAGCCCTGCAAGGTCAGCAAAACCAGACTGATTTAAGCAATTTCCACTTCTATGACAACATGACCCGATCAATCAGGCATACAGGCAAAATACTGTTGGACTTGATACCCAAGATATACGACACGCAGCGGGTGATGCGGATCATTGGTTCAGACGGTCAGCCAGACATGACCACCATTAACGAAAAGAACGAAGTTAATGAGGTTTTAAATGATGTGACTGTGGGTGAATATGATGTGGTGATGGACACAGGGCCGGGCTTCCAATCCAAGCGCCAGCAAGCAGTCGAAGCCATGATGCCGCTACTGACAGGCAATGAACAGTTGTTTAATATTGCTGGTGACTTGGTGTTTAGGAACATGGACTTCCCCGGTGCGGACGTTATTGCTGACCGCCTTGCCGCCATGAACCCAATGGCTAATATTGACGAGAAGTCAGATATACCGCCTGAAATTCAGATGCGTCTGGCGCAATCCCAGCAACAACTGCAAGAGATGCAACAGCAATTGCAGGCCGCCATGCTGGAAATTAACAACCGTGGTCAGGTTGCCCAAATCCGCGAGGAGGGCGCAACCAAGCGCAAACTCATGGACGTTACCGCAAGGGCGCACAACACAGAAACCATTAACGAAGCCAAAGTTAATCAAACCAATCTCAATGCAATCACCAGCCAAAACAAAACTGAAGTTGATGCGTTGGTCAAAATGCTTATCGCAAGAATGCCAACTGACCAATTGATAATGGAAATTGAACGACTGAACGCTGAACAGCAAGCATTTGCAATGGCTGCCGCGCAAGACATTTCGCACGAAGCAAACCCATTCATTAATCCACAACAAATGCAGCAGCCGATGCAGCCGCAACAACAACCAATGCAAGAACCAATGCAGCCGCCAATGCAACAATCATTTGAGCAACCCATGCAATGATTGACACTAAAATGATTTCGTGGTAAAAACCACAAAACCTTACCAGTTGGGTCAACTGGGTGAATTCTTTGAGGAAACTCAATGTCAGAAGTAGCAGAACGACTTGCCGCCAATGTGGTGACAAGTGAAAATTTAGCTGAATTTAATGCCAAACGAATGGGTTTAGCTGATCCAACGCCTAGCGAGGCTGTCGAAAAGACAGAGCCGCAAGAGGTTGATCAAGGACAGAGTGAACCGACAGAGGCAGAAAATGATGCGACAGCAACAGAGGATAGAAAACAAAATCCTAAGCTGGAAAGACGGTTTTCAGAGATAACCAAGCAGCGCGAAGCAGCACGGGAAGAAGCCCGTAGGGAACGCGAAGCAAGGGAGAATCTGGAAGCAAAGGTAAGGGACTTGGAGGCCAAATTTCAGCCCAAAGCTGAACCAGTAGCCGAAACAGAACCGTTGCCAGAGCAGTTCAGCGATATGTACGAATACGCCAAGGCGTTGACTGACTATCGTGTAGAGCAGCGATTACAGGAAGAAAAGCAAAAAGAAGTGCAGGCCAAGGCAGCCGCCGAACATTCCAAGCTGATAGATGCATGGGGTCAACGGGTAAAGGCAGCCAAAGCTGAAATGCCAGACTTTGATGACATGATCAGTTCCACAGACGTTACGGTAAGTAACGAAGTGCGGGATGCAATCTTTGAATCAGATGTTGGCCCACGCATTTTGTACCATCTTGCTGAAAATCCTGACTTTGCTGTGAAACTGCAAGGCATGACCTTGACCGCCGCCTTACGAGCAATTGGGAGATTGGAAGCCCAGTACGAAAAGACTGAGCCTCAGACAAAGACTGTTGTTGGGAAAAGTAAAGCACCCGCGCCAATCAATCCAATCCGATCAGCAGCCAACGGGCGTGATGTAAACCTGACCAGCGATGGTCAATTTCATGGTTCATATCAGGCTTGGAGAGCAGCACGATTGGCTGGAAAGATTCGCTAAACCCATTCTTTTAAGGAAACAAAATGAGCAACAATCTGCTTACCATCAGCATGATCACCAACGAAGCGTTGATGGTCTTGGAAAACGAATTGACTTTCTCAAGTGAAGTCGAACGCAACTATGACGACCAATTTGCCGTAACTGGCGCAAAAATTGGTGCAACTTTGAACGTCCGCAAACCCGGTCGCTTCATCGGTACAACTGGCCCTGCTTTGAACGTTGAAGATTTCAACGAAACCTCAGTGCCTGTCACTTTGTCCACACAGTTCCACGTTGATACCCAGTTCACCAGCCAAGACTTGGCTTTGTCTCTGGATATGTTCTCTGACCGTGTATTGAAACCCGCTGTTGCAGCTATTGCCAACAAGATCGACTTTGACGGTCTGACAATGGCTAAAAACAATACCGCCAACATTGTCGGTACTGCTGGCACACCCCCAACTGGCTTGATCACATACCTGACCGCAGGCGCGTATCTTGACAGCGAGGGCGCACCCCGCGATGGTCGCCGTTCATGTATCGTTGAACCGTTCACAGGCGCAACCATTGTTGACAGCTTGAAAGGTTTGTTTGTTCCCTCAGAAAAAATTTCTAGCCAGTACACCAAAGGCATGATGGGCCGTGACTCAGCAGGCATGAACTGGAAGATGGATCAAAACGTTGTGGCACAGACATTCGGTTCTTATGCAACCGCTACCCTGTCATGTGCCACCACCACAGCAACTGGATTCATTTCCACTGGCTGGGCATCAACGTCCACCATTGCACTGACCGCTGCCACAGCTACTGCTGGCTTGAAACAAGGTGATGTGATTACGATTGCTGGCGTTTTCGCTGTCAACCCACAAAACCGTCAAGCCTACGGCAGCAACCGCCTGCGTAA